TGAATTGTCCTAGTGTACATTTCACCCATCAAAAATTTAGCAAACATTTTCGCTGGTTTAGCAAACGCCCCTATCTTTTCGTGCTTCATTTCAGTTATATCGTCGCCCTTAATAAATTTCTTTGATAAAGTGTCGGTATTTTCTTCCATAGTGTCTAACTCAGATTTACTCAATGTAGCTCCTAAACTGTCCCACAGAAAGTAAAACTTTGGTTCTCCCATTTTATATTCTTTGAATAACGCATCAACATCATCCAATAATTTCTTAACCATCATAAACATTTTTTCAACATACCGTATCTTCATAACGATAATCTTGCTCGGGTTAATTCCAAGCTGAACTGCGTATTCTTTACTATCTCGGTTTTCACTTGATAATATAACAGCAACCCCAAGCTCAGGATTTTCTTTTAAAAAATGTTTCATACCTGTCAAACCAAGTGTGGTCTTTCCAGAACGACTCGGTCCGGCAATTTCGATTATACCTGTGGGGAATCCCATTATCCTTAGATTATAGTCCAGCTCTGAACTACCAGTGTGAGCCCAACTCTTCATCTCCTTGAAGCCATCTTTATCAGATAGCTTAATAACGTCTTCGTTATTAAATCTTTTGATTATATCGTCTGTTATGTTAGCCATATATTTTTTTATAAAAAAGGGTTGCTATTTCTAACAACCCTCAATTTTTAGAATGTTACAAATTATTTGCTTTTTGCCAATTTGTCTTGAATATCCTTCAAAGACATTTTTGCTTTTGGCTTAACTTCTTCTGGTTCTTCAACATCAGGTTCCGGAGCGTCGCCCTCACCGCCAATTGCTTCACGGATAGCTTCACGAATTTCTTCGTCCACCATAGATTTCTTAACCCGAACATCTAAATCGTTTTCGGCGATATATTCTTTCAGAGTTTCTCTGTCCATGTCATCAAACTCATCGTTAGTTGTTTCAGGTGCGTTATCAGAGGCAGTGGCAATAATAGCTTCGCGGATGAGCTCGCGAATTTCATCGTCCTCAAAGGATTTTTTTACCCGAACATCAAGTTCGTTTTCGGCAATATATTCCTTCAATTCTTCCCTATCCATGTCATCAAATTCGTCACCCGCTTTTTTCTTAACAGATTTTTTCACAGGAGCTTCTTCTTCTTCGTCATCAACAACTTTCTTTTTAGCGGCAGGTTTTGCAGTTTCCTTTTCAACCGTTTTCTTTACCAATTTTTTTGCAGGAGCTTTGTCTTCTTCGGCTTCTTCAACTGCGTCGTATTGAGAACGAATTTCTTCAAGTTTTTCAATCCAAGCTTCATTTTCAAATAAGCCAATTTCGTTTGTTTCATCGAAATTTTGAAGACCTTCTACAGCACGGTCAAAATCACGCATATTGTATTTTCCGATAATTTCATCCAATGGTTTTAAAGCCATAAATGCTTCCAACACTTCGTCGGTCAACGGATACGCAATATTCTTTTTAGGGAACGAAGTTTCGTAATAGTTTTCCCCCTTTTTTCGGTTTGGACTTTTCAAATACTTAACCAAAATTGGTAGACCTTCGTCTGGGTCTGTGAATGGGTCGATTTCAATAGCATCATCGTCTTCTTCAGAAAACGCCAATTTGTTCATTGCATCACGTACCATTTTCTTAAATTCCCATAGCATAGGATGTAATTCTTCGTCGGACGATACTTTTGAAGCATAAGCCATCCAACTGTAAGTAGGCTTCAAAGAATCTTTATCTCCAGAGATTGCGTCAAGCTTATCGCTATCTTTAGCGCAAAATTTAGTTGCCATTTTTGAATATTCTTCAACAACATCCATTTTTGTTCCGCCGTGCAATCTTGAATCGTTAATAGCGCCGCGCCCCATATCGCCATCTCTCTTAGCGAAGCTCAGCCAGTAACATTTTTTAGCTACGTAAAAATTTTCCTTGCCAGGATGTGGTGGAAATATACGTATTTTTACAGACTTGCCATCTTCAAGATTCAAATACTCGTTATTGCTTGCGCCAATAAGAGTGTTGTCATCTTCGACATGCTTCTTCAATTTTTTAATAGGAGTAGCTTTGAATTGGCTACGAAAATCTTTTTCCATCTTTTGTTTGTTTTAATTAACCGATTAATTTCTTAGTTTTCTTAATAGTAATGTTATTAACTTTGCCCTGAATCATATCATCAGTAATGTCCCCCGTTTGCATACTCATAGACAATTTATCAAGCTTGCCCGATTTGTCTTTAGAGCTCCAAAATACGCTTTGGATATAGTCGCGATTCTTTTGAGTTTCGATAAAAGATTTCTTCATTGCTTGAAAACCTTTATCTAACATTATGGCTGAATTTAATTCGTCCACCGTCGCCGCCTTACCTCCTTTTTGATTGGTTATCTCAACCCTAAGACGTTCTTTCACTTTAGCTTCAAATATGTCCACGTTCAGTTTCTTTTCTGAAACTTGTGCTTCCATGTCAGCCAACAATTTACCAAACCGATTAACAATGACTGGGAACGTGATTATTTCGCCAATCAAATTTGAATAATCAATTTTCAACAAAGAATCAATATCGACTTCTTCATTAAACTCGTCGAATACCAATTTATAATCAGTACCTCCAACAGTTATTAATTTAATCATCGTTGCTTGTTTTTAATATCGGTTTATCTTCCACAATATCAGATTTAAGGATATGCAACCCGATAACCGCGTATCCCATTATATCTTTAAGAGTGTCTTCCAGACTTTCAAAATTAGCGGGGATTCCCCTCATTTGTTTTTCCACCAAACTCCTGTACCTTCGAGCCTTGTCCCAAATATGTACCATATTCCCATTAACTCCTAAATCAAACGAAGCCCCACCGTAATCTAAATTCTTTTTTACGAGAATAACCGTAACCGCCGCGAATATTTCTTCGATAGTTTCCTTTGTCATTCTTTCTTTTTCTTCCTTGCCCATTCTTTATAAATTTTTTATGTTTAAAATTCCATTATTTTTTCAAAGTTCAACATTTCAGCGGGAAATTTACTCGCCAATACTTCAATCAATTCAGCTTTAGCTTCAAATTGACTGTTGTGAACATATTCAATCCTATTTAAGAAGTCATCATTCCCCAATGCTATTTCACGAACTACGTAAAATTCGACTGCAAGCCAGTCGCACCACTTTACAAACTTTTTTACACCACACACTGGATTTTGTATATAATCTTTCAACATTTTCGAAGCTGAAGTTATTTCCGGAAATTCAGATACATCCCCAATATGTTTTTTCTCGGTGAAATGTTTGTTTGCTAAATGCCCCGACAGCCTATCGAGTTCAGACCTTAATGCGTTGCCGTTAAAATCGTTGTACTTTGTTTCGTGCGATATATCCCTACGTAATAAACACTCATCCCAATCGTGTAAAGCTGACTGTCGAATAACATCTAATTTGTACTTCAATACTTCAACATTATCGGAATTACCAAATATATCTTCCAGCGCGATAGTGGCAAAAACTAAAACTTTGTAAGAATGTTGAGAAACGCTTTCGTGCTTGATTACGTCAACTTCTTGCCATTGGATTATATTATCCAACCTCTTTAAATAATCCCCTTCGAAAATTCTTTTTAGCATGATTTATGATATTATATATATTTTTGTTTTGTCCCAAGAAAATACCCCTTTTTGACCTCGGTATGTATCCATCTTAACTCTACCGTTGATTACTATAACCTTGCCGTTCAGATCAGATACTTCTTCCGACATATCAGCCCATGTATCTGGCCATACCGTAACCCCTATCATAAAGTTGTTACTTTCTAAATTTATTGAAAGCATATTCCCGTTTTTAGTTTTACGCTCGTTAACCGCTATAACCTTGCCTGCTACAGCAACTTCGCTGCCCTCCTTCGCTTTATTGAACTCATCGCCCGCAATGTACAACCCCGCTATTCTTTTGCTTGGTATGGCGTCTTTAATCATTGTTTCATAATCTACATCTCCAAACCCTGTCAAACGCTTTTGCTCGAATACCCAAAATGTATTTTTATCGGCTTCTGGAGAATTATAGATATCAGGTAGTGGAACTCTTTTTAGATTAAAATACCAAACTAACAATATTTTCCTTTGCAACGGCATAGTAAAATCTTCAATTAAATCAAAAGCCCCCGCCAATATTAAATTAGTTATGACTCCTTTATTCACCTTACTCGGAACTCTACTGACAAATTCTTCCAAATCAAAGAATTTTCCCCCCTTGTTTCGTGTCTCCATTATGTTAGTAACAGCAACTTCCCCCACGCCTTTTATTTTTGTCAAACTAAAAAATATTCGTCTGTTTTTATGGTCACAAGTAAAGTTTTGATCCGAGAAGTTCACATCTGGCGGTCGTATTTCAATTTCTTCGCCAATCTTTTTTATTTCCGCTAATCTGAAAGGTATATCGACCTCACTTGCGTGTTGCAAAGAAGTTGTCCAAAATTCCAGCGGATAGTTTACTTTGAACCATTGACTCCAATATGACATTATTGAATAAGCGGCAGCGTGACTTCTATTGAAACCGTATCCAGAGAACTTGTCTAACTTTTCCCAAATTTCCCCTGCCTCAACTTCAGGGCACCCGCGAGATATAGCTCCGGCAATAAACTTTTCAGACATAGCAGCCATGGCTTTCTTGTCTTTCTTTTTCATTATGGTTCTCAATATATCGGCTTCGACTAATGACAATCCGCCTAAAACGTGAACCGCCTTCATAATTTGTTCTTGATAAATATATAACCCAGAAGTCCCTTCTGTTACCTCTTTTAATCCAAAATCGTAATGAGGTTTCTTTTTACCGTTTTTTATATCGGAATAATCTTGATGAGCGTTACTTTCCATTGGACCAGGACGAAATACAGCTGTCATTGCTATTAAATGCTCCAAGTTATCTGGTTTTACGCTCCGGCAATAACTCATCAGTCCTGTGGTACCGAATTGAAATACGTCCTCGTTCCATCCTCGCTTAAACATCTTAAAAACATTTTCATCGTCAAAAGGTATTTCGTTGGTATCAACCGTAATATTATAATTCGCTTTTATGAGCTTAATTATTTTTTGAAATTTGTCTAGTTGCGTTAACCCCAATATATCTTCTTTCAAAAATCCGGACTTGTCCATGTACTTACCTTCCCATTCAGATACTAATAATCCGTCAATCATCTTAACGGGAAGCCACTCAAATAAGTCTATATCTCTTCCATCCGAAGCTTGCTTCGGTACAATTACAACAGCCGACGGGTGAACGGACGAAGCTCGGCACTGAAATACGGCGAACTTAATCATGTGGACCAGTTCTGGATATGTCTGGACGAACTTAAACAATCGCTTTGATTTAGAAGCATATTCTATTAGGTCTCCCCAAGATTCTTGTTGCCAATCATCAATATCTTTAGTAAGCATATTCATGTCGTCGAAATTTAGACCCTTTATTTTGCCAAAATCTTTTATGCAAGTCTTTAGTTTCATCCTTGTGTACGTTCCAATAACACAAGTATATGAATGACCATATTTTTCTTTTATGTAATTTTTTACGCTATCTCTATATTCTGTAGGAAAATCCACATCAATATCGGGCATACTGTCAGCGCTTTTAGCGCGCTCGCCCGACACACGAGTTTCATTCAAGAAACGTTCAAACAATAAATCATATTTAATAGGGTCTACGTCGGTAATTCTCAGTAAAAAAGCAACCAAAGAACCGCACACTGAACCACGTCCCGAGCCAACCATTATGTCGTTTTCACGGCACCAATGACAAATGTCCCAGTGAATCATAAAATAGTCGCAAAGACCGTTTGGTACTATTACATTACATTCTGTCGCTAAGCGCTCCATATACAATTTCATTTCATCTTTGCTTAAATGCGATAGCCGAGTTTCGATGCCAACTTGCAACTGCTCAAAGAAAGAAGATTTAACATCAGATACTTCAAATAACGGCAATTTTCGTTCGCTTGTATTAATCTTCATTTCCACTGACTCGGACAATGAAACAGAGTTTTCTACGCCAGATACTATTACTTCTACTAAATCGTCAACATCTTCCAACCATTCCGAGTAAGACTCAACCGTATCTTGAAAACTTTTGTAAAATTGAGATTCGCTTTCTGCGTCGGCTCTGCCGTCTATTTTGTTCAGAGCTGACTTTAAACCGCCATTTTCTTTATCTAAATAGTAACTATCGTTTATCAATATGGGGTCTAAATATTTTCTGTATTTACAAATATACGTGTCTATATTGGACAAATGTTTTTTAAATAATGTAGAAGACGAATATTCAACCGTATCTATTTGGTAAAATAAAGAATCAAAAGACTTCTTATAAATGTTTATTAGATTGAAACAATGTTTCTTATCGTCTTTAAAGTAGTTGAATTCACTTTCTTTAGGTATTACCAAACATAACCCGTCCCCGTATGTATAAAGTAACGTATCAGGAATAAAACCGTTGTAGTCGACGTTTATAGCCTTATTAATCAAAAGTAAATTTTTCCAGCCAGCGTAATTTAACACAAACAATTTTAATTCAAAAGTTTCTTGTATGTCCGCTTCAATATCGTATCCTCTAGACACTGTGACGGTTTCTCCAAGAATACATTTTATTTTGTTCTTTTCACACGCAGTTTGAAATGACAACGCTCCCGCTAATGTATTTTTATCGCATATGCCTAAAAATTTATGTCCTAAGAATTTTGCTTTATCAGCCCAAAGTTGACACCCCCCGCTCCCGTTTAATATTTCATATTCCGAATGAACCCCCAAATGTGAGAACTCCATGACTGTCGGTTCAGAAGTTAACCCACGAAACTTAAAATCATTAAAGCTCGGTTTGAAAATTAATTCATTGTATTTGTTTTTACCTCTTGCTAAATTAGAATAATAAAACCTTCCTCCGAACTCAAAAAGTATGTTGTCTACTTCTTTATCATCTAATAAGTCATACTCTTCATCCGACAGAATAAAGCTGAAATCATCATCTATTATTTTCCCATCAAAAGATTTAAGGTAAAGATATTTACTCTCCCCCTCAATAGTAATAATGTCGGAACCATTATTATCTGATTCCGACACTACTAGTTTGTTTTCTTTAACCCAATTTAATAAACTTTCAGTCATTATAATTTACCTAAGTATTCGTGTGTGTAATTAGTTAACCTTGATGCAAAAAAGTTCTTAGCAAGCACTACAATGTCTAGAGTATCTGAATTTCCCCCCGCTATGTAACTGAAAGACTCGATTTGTTTTATCGCCCTTATCCTTAATGAATCTTTGTCAACCATACCGTCAGACATATTACTTTTGTATTGCAAATAAATTGCGCAAAGATTATACGCTAAATACAAATACTTAGAAAATTTCAATACTGATTGTAGCTCGGTTAATGAAGCAGTTTCGCCCGCTGCTAATTTAGTTAGATTATCTATAATCAAATTCAAATGTATGTCCACTTCCCTGAGTCGATTTCCAGGAACTTCGTGCTCAAAGTTGAAATCCATTTTTTGCGAATGAGACACTTCGTACAATTCAGGATGGGTAGATTCCTTAGCATGGTCTTCTTCAAATAACCTATCTTCAAAAGCATCTTTCATTTTTTCAGCCGTATCGTTCCATTCATAGATATGCAAACTTTGCGAATTATGAGTTTGAGTACCTAATTCAACGCCTATGCAATTTGCGAATAACTCGGTCAAAAAGCTGAATTGAAAAATGTTCGTTGGCAACCCCCAATGCAAATCATTGCTTCGATTTTGTATCGTTGTTATCAACTTGCCTTTTCTTACTTTCAACATCACCGTATCATTACAAGGAGTATCTTTTGTTTTTGCCCCTAAATCAAAATCTGGGTTCCAAATCTGTAATACAACTTGTCGACTATCTGAATTTTCATTCAATATCTTTACCGCATCGGCAATTTGGTCATGCCCTTGGGCCACATTCATATTTTCTTCCAAAAATGTATCTTCGGCTCTTACTCCCCAATGTCTTAATCTAAAACCGTATGGCGCATGAAATGTTTTGCCGTCGTCTGAAAAATCCGACATCTTTTTATTGAATAACGCTAAGAAGTGTACATCCTTCTTACCATTAAATATCCACATTGCTTCGGCAAGTAAAAAGAAAATGTTTATATCTCTACCGAATCCACCCACGCAGCGATTATACGGGTTTGTAAGCATCGTTTTGAAATCAAGAAGCTCTTTTGTTTTGCCAACTCGACTGTCTTGAATATCCAAATTATCTAACATCCATTTATTCAGTATCGGGTACACCGCTGAAAATTTAGTAGTTTTTGCTACCCCTAACTCGGGACTTAATACATTATCAATGTCTTTCATATTACACAATTTTATAATTTATACTTTATACTATTAGTAACGTTGGGGCATAAAAAAAGAGCGCTGTAAAGCGCTCTTCTCATTATATAAAGTCCAATTTACTTTATTCTTCTTCCTCAACTACAACCTTTTTTGTTTTTGATTTTGCTTCTGCTATTTTTGCTTTAGCGGCTGCAACCTTATCTACCACGGGAGCAGCTGTCTTGGCTACGGCAGGTTTTACGGTTTCTTTGGCAGATGCTTTTGCAGCAGGCGCTTCTGACTTCGCAGACTTTTTCAAATTTTCTTCCATTTTAGTTCTGTTTTCACCTAACTTTTTGTCAAGTTTATTTACAGATGTTTCGATGCTTGGAAGCAAAGCTGTCAATATTTCCGTAAGTTCGTCAATATCCAATGCTTTGATAAAAGGAACTCCAGACCAGCAAATTTCGTGGTCGATTCCGTTCTCGGTTAACCCGTCAACATGACCGTTGAATGTTGGTAAGTACAATGTTGCTACAAAAGTGTCATCTGCTTTTACTGAGCCATTTTCCAAAGACAATACGGCACGGTTTGAGTTTTTGCCTTTATATTTAACAGTAACTCCAGCGTTGCTAATCCAAGCGTA